ATAGTCCTGATCCGTTTACTCTTGTTACTGCTACCATTTATCTTTCCTTATTAACTACAGCCGCATGTTGAACATGCCATTAGTTTCTTTTTACCTGGTGCGCCACACTTTGGACAGTCTTTTGTTTGGCCGCCTTCGTCAGTGCCTTTTTTAGCTTTTTTGTCAGCAATAGCTTTTTTCATTGGCTCTTTTTTGTCGCCGTCTTTGTCCATATCAAGAAAGTCTGGCTTTGCTTTCTTTTCAGCAAGTGCTGCCATTAGTGTTGCTTTGATTGCTTCAACAGCCATTGGGTTGTCGCCATCTTGTGTAGCAGCGTATGCTTTCTTCTTGCGATTTAAATCATTGCCGTCTGGAATAGCATCGCTCATGTCACCATATTGTGCATCAGGTTCGTTAGCGTAGTCTGCTTCTTCAACTGATTCGTCTGCATCAATGTCATCCATACAGCTACTGTCGTCAACATCTGCATCGCCTGGTACATCATCTTTGCCTGGAATTTTTGGATCATCCATAATACCAGCTAGACGTTCCATATCCATACGTGGTGCAAGAATTTTATCTGCTGCTGGTCCTGCATCACCTAAGCCTGCATTTTTCATCATATCTAACAAATCAGCTACATGGTCTTTGCCACTCGCATTCATTGATACGCTTACTGTTACTGGATTTCCTTTGTCCATCTCTGGCGCCATTGCTGGGGGAGCCATTCCCATAGGACCTTCATCAACCATTCCACATTCTTCTATATGATCCATTGATTCTATAAGTTTTTTCATATTCATTTTATCAGCCTCCCACAACTGCTTTAGTATTTTCAGTATCGCCGATGTCTGATGACTCTCCAACTGGTGCACCTTCTGCACCACTGTGTTCATTTTCTTTGCGGGCGATTTCTAATTCTTTAAGTAAGTCCATTACACGACTACCTGCAACGTTATCTTGAGCGTTTTCGCCGCCCATATCTTCCGTGTCTAATATTGCTTCGTATGGTTCATCGTCTTTCATTTCTTGATATTCTTCTCTAGGATCATTTGCATTACGTACAATTATATGCGCTTGGTCACATTTGCAACATTTTGCTACATATTCTTGTAGTACTTGACTAGTAGTTGGATATTCTAGTTCTGTTTCAAAATATGTAACTTCCATATTTTGTAACTGCGGAAAGTCTAGTGGACGTTCTTGTATTGGTGTCTTTTTGCCTGAAGTCATGTTTAACACTTTAAATTTCTTTAAGCATGTTTCCATATTGTCCTCAAACCCTTCTGGTAAAGGTCCAGCAACACCTATTTTAAATTCATAAGTCTTTTTAGACTCAGTAAGTATTTCTTTAAATGATCTCATTGCGCATTGATCCTATTCTATATGTATTATTTATCTTTATCCAGCCCTTTTAAACGCTCAAGTAGACTATTCCTGTCTGTTACTACATAACCCTCACCGTTTATAATACCGTCATCGTTGCGTGACTCTTTATCCATTTTTTCTTTTTTAAGTTGCAGCTCAATCATTTTTAACTTTTTATCTAGTTTAGCGGTTTTGGCATCTAAACTAGTTTTTAACATGCCGCCTGCAACTTCAAATACACGACCGCTGTAACGACTTTCAACATTCATACCTAAATCCATTAGATCTTCATATGCTTGCATTGCTTTATCTGCTACTTCATTTAGCTCTTTATCAGCTGCTTCGCCTAGGCCTTTTACACTTGGCAGTGCCGCAGTAATTTTATCAAACTCAGCAATATCACGAAATGTTTCTTCACGTTCTAGGTCGTGTTTAGACTGTTGTACTTCTTGCGCTTCAGCCTGCTCTATTATTTCTTTAGAATCAGGTAAATTTAACAAGTCTTCTAATTTTTTAGTCATTGTAACTTTCCATTATATGCTAGTTTTATTTATCAGAATTTATAGCCAAACATACCAATATCATTCTTAAACTTGTTTGCTACAATCTGTTTAGTATTATCATTATAATATTCTCTATAATCTTTGTTTCTAGAGGAAGTATTTAAGTGTGGTAACTCTTGTTTGATGTTAAATTTATCTTTTAATTTTTGTATATCTTGGTTTATACTTTCTAACTTCATAATATAAGATACACCAATAGTCCTATGATATTGATCTTTTAAATGTGTTTTTTCTATAAAATAATCAAAACCTTTTTCAAAATCGGTTAGAACTTGTTGATTATATTCTAAACTAAACTTGCCCTTTTGTTTAGGATTTTCAATTCTACGTAACGCTCTATCTCGACTAAAGAAGTACCAACTTACACACCAGTCCCAAGGATTTCTTACAACAGCAAAACTAAAATCAAATTTTCCGTACTTTAATTCAATCGCTTTTAATGTGTGGTGTTTAGTAGCTTTTGTTACTTGACTAGTTGTATTATCTAATAGCCATTTTTGTATACTACTGCCGCCGGTTTTAGGAATATGTATAAAAACACTATTATAATCTTTAATAATTACAGACATTATCTTCTTTTGCCGTTATGGAATATATCATCTTCAGTAACAATACGAAAAAAGATTTTCTTTTGTTTACACCATGCTCTTGCAGCTTCCCACTTGGCTTGATTTACTACATAGTGTGCTTGATTATGTTTACTACGCCCTAGTTTTTCTTTTACTGCTTGATTCTTAGGCTTAACTTCAATTAATTCTACCCGTTGTTTACCGCCCTTGTCTGCATAGACAATAAAAAAATCAGGAACATATATTGTCTGCTTGCCTGTTAACGGATTACGATATGGTATGCGTACTGCTTCGCTTGCCCATTGATTTACACTAGGATGCTCGTCGCAAAATTTCATAAAGGTAAATTCCCATCCTGAACGATATGTAGGAGTCTTAGTTCCTATATATTTTTGTGGGTTTTTTAAATTAAACTTACCTTGTGCAAATCGTGGCATTAGTATATTATATTTCTTTCATCAAACAAAACAGTGTCTGTGACAGTTTTAAAACCTAATTTTGATGTCTTTGACCTATATAAGTTTAATATTTGTGATATTACATCAGTTAGCTGTACATCATCAAAACCTTTAAGTGTATCTAATAACTTAAATGCGGGAACTTTGTCAATTTGAGCTTGTTGTAAAAAAATTGCTGCTGTGTTAATAGCTGCTACTTTTTCAAATCCACGTTTTAAGAAAAACCCTATAACAGCCGAGACTTCACTTGATTGAAATGTTATTTCTTCTTTGAAATAGTTATTGAATATTTTTTGAGTTTCATCCAATGAAACAGGTTTAGGATTATTGCTGCGTATTGTCATTATGTTTCCTCTAATGCTGCTTTCATAAATGTAAACAATTTATAGTCACCATTTAAAATAAGTGTATCAAGATTTGATAGTATAGTTGCTTTTTGTTCTGGAGGTAGTAAAAGAAAATCTTCGTAGCTTACTCCCTCAATTGTACCTGTATTAAAAACCTTTGCTAAAAAACTGTTATACGCTGTCGGGTTGTCTTTTAATCGTTGTAATGTTGTTTCGGGATCTCCCTTAACTACTCCTGGTTTTAAAAATACATCAGGTATACCTGGATTAAATGTATCTCTTGTAGGTAGAAAGTAACCAGGAATCGTAGAACTTGTCCTAGGAGTTGTTGCAGTGTCTTGCAGTTGTCTTGATGTTGTCGTTGGCACAGGACGTACATTGTTAGATCCCATTGGCAAATCAAAGTTAAACACAGACTCAGTAATTTTATTTAAAATTGGTACAATATAATTTTCGTTTGGTCTTACTTCAGTAGTTAATGGACTAAGAGTATTATCATACCCTGTTTCAGGATCGGTGAATCCTACAGGTTCGTTAAACTCTCCTACTATACCATTATTATATAGAACGCTTTCATATGCAACAGTAATAGTATTTTCGTTCATTCCAGATCCATCTGACGATTCTACTCCACCATGATCCCATGCACTTAATAACGGGTTAATTAATGTATAACTAAACCAATTTTGTAAACTTAATTGATATATTTTAATATTTGAAAAAAATGGATTTTTATAAAAGTTGTTTAGGCCGTAGTTTGGCGTTAGTTGTGAGTATTTGTCTCTAGGATTAAAACTACCGTCAGTAGTTGAAGTACTAGATGATATAGAATGATTTCCGTCTTGAAAATAAAATCTGTAATATTCTTCTAACATTGACCTAGTAGCACCTAGGTTATCATCGTGTAGCACTATTCTTACATCCTGATAGTCTACCCTAGTTTGCATATTCTTTTTTCTGTTGTACTGTTGTTTATTTTCTATGCTTGATCTAAAACCAGGCAAATCTGCACTTTTAACTAACACACCGATTTGTTTGTTAAACAATCTTGTGTTTGTAGAAAAATCAACATCGTCTGTAGGTTCAAAAACAACATGATATAAGAATTTTGTTTTAGGAGAAAACAAATGTCCATACTGTGTGAATAAATTATGCGCATGCCTAGCATCGCGCAGGTGCGTATTGACATCTCTTGATTTTATTAAACTTGACCACCAACTCATAGTAATATTTATCCATTCTAAAAAACACGTAGATAATAAAAAAGCAGAGATCGTACAGACCTCTGCTTTGTTATAAGATAACCAATTACTTAGACTAATTAGCCAGTAACTTGTGTGCCGCCAATAGCATCTTGTGCAGCTCTTGTAACAGCTTCGCCAACACCGCTAAACTGTTCTTCACTACCAAACTGTATTGCATTATCATAACGAATTGTAAGTGAAGTTGTTACTGCATCACTTGTTGCATATGCTAGTGTGTTATAGTTTGCTGATTCAATATAGCAGCCTACTAGCTGGAATCTGTCAATAATTGCTGATCCATTTGCTCCGTTGCCGCCGTCAAGTATTTCTATCTTAGTGATAAATTTGTATGTACCACCTGATACAGCACTTGATTGTTCAAAGAAGTCAAACTGTCTTTGAAGCTGTTGGCCGATAATTTTTTGCACATTGTTATTTGCGTCTTCACGTAATGTTAATGTGATTGGTTCCCATGTATGCTTACCTGCAAGATAAGATCTGCTGTTGTAAGCATCGATTGTCATTTGATCAAAAGATATATTTGGACGAGTAACGTCTACTACTTGTCTAGTGATTTCTCTAATTCCATCTGGTCCACCAGTTGTTCCAAAGTTTTCAAATAAAACTCTAAAACGGTATTGTAATTTTGGCATTAACAACGAACTGTTGCTTCCGCCGCCATCTTCTGTTGGGATCGAAATATTTGTTAAGGTTGTAATTGGCATTCTTTTCTCCTGTTACAGTTGTATTTATGCAATTTAAGAGTGGGATTTCTCCCACTCTATAAAGTACGCATATTATCCCAGAGCTGCAATTTCTCCTGTATTCTTAAGTCTTAATGGAATGTAAATAAATTCAATTGCTTTTACAGGTTCAATTGCAATATCTAGATACAATTCATTTCTATCTATTCTAGCAGGTGTATTGTTTGATTCGTCACATACAACTAAGAAGTCATATAGTGCTCTCAACCCTACAAGTTCAATTAGTAACTGATCAGCTGCTGATTTGATTTGATCACGTGTGATCTTATCATTTGGTTCAAACAAGTACGGTCTTGCTAATAACTCTAATTGTCCACGTAAGTATACAGTTAAACGTGCTACGTTAACACGATCCAATGCACTTGCGTTTCTTGCGCGAGTCTTTTGTCCAAATACAACTAATCCAGCGCCGCTAATAAACGTAATTGGGTTAATTGAGTTACTATAAAGTGTATCACGCTGTCCTGTATTTAGAGAAATACCTATAAACTCACCTTCGTTATTAACATAACCTGAGCTTGTAGCATTTGTAACTCCGCCACGTCTAGTACCTGCTGGTGCAAACCAGGGGAATGCCACTTGGTCATTCAATACTAGTGTTCTTAGTGACATATGACTTGGTGGTACAGCAACATTGTTGCCAAAGTTATCACTTGAGAATCCCCATGGATAATACATACCCAAGTATTCGTCTCTGCTTACTGCACCTAAATCATTGTCTTCAAGAGCACCTTTAATATTGTTTGCCCACTCATTTAATGAAGTTGCATCTGGTGTTAGTCGTCCTGGAGTATCTCCTACAACAAACGCTGTTAATCGTCTGTCATAATTTAGTGTAATCATTTCACCTATTAACTCTGGATAACCTGGAGTAGCAATTAAGTTAAACTGACGTGACTCTTCATCGCGTATATCCTGGTTGCCGTTAACCATTGCTTGCAATGATTGTACAACTGATTTACGCTGTGCAAAGCGTCCGAATGTTCCCGAACCGTCTGGGTTATTACCTGAGTCAGTAACCCATCTGTGTGGATAATAATCTGCCATTGGCTCATCAATTACATCATCTGGATTGGCACTGTTAGGATCATCTACTACAAAACGAACGTTTGCTGTATCTACATCAATATAGTTGCGTTCAAAACGCTTAACATTGAAGCCGCTTCTTCGTGTGTTCCAAAGTAACATACCTTTTGGATATAGTGCTGAATCCGGTGCATCTGGATCTAGGTAGTCATTTACTAATAGTTCGTCAATGTCTGCTGCCTCGTATGGTCCAGTTGTTGCGCCACCTGTTGTACTCCAACGTGCATCTGCAAACAAGATACCGTTTTCAGTAGTTTGGTCTGTTTTATCAACTAAAACAAACTCTTCACTAGTACCATTATAACGATAAACTAACGGAAAGTTTTCTAAATCAGCAGTGCTAATCCATAGATCGCCATCTACTAAATCAGATGTATCTGTTTGCTCTGTTGGTCTAGATGCAGAAACTATTGGTCCTGTTGCATTTGTATCTTGATAATCAGTGTTATAGTTTTGGTAACCAACCCATGCAGTACCATCATGAATCATAATATCTACATCGTCGATAGTTGGATTGTACCAACGCTGTCCTGATGTTGTTAGAGCTAAAGGTTCACTGGTAGATGCTGTGTAAGTTAGTGGCTGCCAGTTTGATGCAATCCAACCATCTACCGATACTGACCAACCGTCACTGCCTGTATCCGGTGCTCTATAAAGATTAGGTGTAGCAGTGGCTGAGTTACTACTATCGCCTAGCATTCCAATAAAGCCCATTGCTGTCAAAAGTCCGCCGGTATCTTTAATACGTATGTCACCACCGGTCTTATGTTCGATTACAACTTTGTTAGCTGCATTTACATAAGAAACTACATTTGTAAAATTAGCTGCGTTGATCGCGCCTGCAATAGTGTCTGCATCTGCAGATGTACTACCTGCTATACTAACACTTACTGTTTTACTAGATAATGCTGAACTATTTACGGTAGTTTCTGCAATATCGAATGCATATGTTCCTGTAGTAAGTTGTGTTTCAATCTTTCCTGAAGCAATAGATGTTGCTTCATTTGAAACTCTGTAATGAATTTTAAAATCTACAACAGAAGGAGTTAGTTCATCTACATTAGCTTTGATATACAAATCGCCTGCAAATAAATTTGCGCCACCGCCAGCTGCATCTAAATTAAACAATGCAGATTCATTATTTGTATACATTGGAGCATTTACATTGTTCCATAGCTGTGTGTCATCGTTGTACTGTTTAACTCTCCAGTTTGCTCCTGCATTAGGAGTAGTAGTTTTAACCCATATACTTCCTGTAGGTGCAGGAACACTATCATTTGTTTTGTACGCAGGTACACTAGTATGTGGATCAATTGATAAACGAGGAATACTATACGTTCCGTTTAATATGCCTGTGCCGCCATCTACTGAATCAGCCAACCCTGTTAAAGAGCCTGTGCCGCCGTTAATTGCAATTAGTCCGTCTGCATCGACACCGTTTGAAGCCGAAGTGCTATCTCCATAAATTTCAAGGACGCCGTCAACTGCTGCTGCACTTACACCTGTTATACCTTCGTTATTGATACTAGTTGCAAGCTGTGCAATTGATGTACCACTTAGTACTACAGTAGTGCCATTTATTACCATTTCGTCGCCATTATTTAAAACAGGACTACGCTTAGTGCCTTTTATAGCAGGCCAACTAGCTGCCCATTTATCACTACCAACACTTACCCATTCACCTGCATTAACTCCGTTAGCATTACCAGTTGCCTTATAAAACAAACGATTCATATCTGAAGTTGCATCAATAGCATATTCGCCTACAGCTCCAACTGACGCCTTAGGTACACTACCATCTAACTCGGTAGATTCAGTAATTACTCTTATTATTGCAGGAGTAAAAGATTGTCCGTTTGTTGTAGTTACAGCTTCGCCGTTCCATTCTAAAATGCCAAACGATGTATTTGTTGTATCAAACCAATAAGCTCCGTCAGCAGGTTCGCCGCCTGGTGCATTTGTACTAGGAGCAAGTTCTGACAAATCAACATCTGCTCTTACTACATAAGCACGGTTCGTTACGCCTAATAATGAATATGCAGTGTTTAATCCATATTCATTTAATTCTCCTGCATGTATCATATTGCCATTGTTGTCTGACTCAAATACTGCATCTCCGAATAAGTCACCTAATTCTCTTTGACTAGTGACTAAGTAAGCCTTCCCAGCATTTGCTGCTAGAGTAGCTTGAGCAACACCACTGCCAGACGCCTTTGTTTTGTTAGCTGAAGTTGCAACAAATATAATCGGTACTGTAGCAGCTGCCCCTGGTGTGTAGAAAGACTCGTCAATTACGCTGACTTCTACGCCTGGTGATACTAATGCCATTTTCTTTTCTCCTGTTGGATATTGTTCTCTACTAGTATTTACCAATATGATCTAAAATCATACCCAATATCAATGAAAAAAAGGCACCAAAAAGGCAAGGTAAATACAATATGAGACCATTATGTAAATGCGGGCAACAACCAGCAGCAATAAATTATAAAAAAGAAGGTAGAACTTATTATCGTAAACTATGTGGCAAGTGTCTACGAAATGGAGTTAATCACGGCGTACCACTATGGAAGCAACGTGGATATATAAAAAAGAACGAATGCGAAAAATGTGGATTTAAATCTAAACACGACGAACAGTTTAATGTATATCATATAGATGGTGATTTAGAAAACTGTCGTCCTAACAACTTAAAAACAATTTGTGCTAACTGTCAACGTATTCTGCAGAAAACCGAAGTGCGGTGGAAACAGGGAGACTTACGCCCAGATTTCTAAACATAGTACGCATAAGAATATCAACATTTAGTTTTAATCTTGCCAAGTCGCCATTGTTATCAATAGTATAATCACACATCCATTGCTCAATGCTCATTGAGTCTTTTGATTCAGGAGGTAAATGATCACTTCTGTCTACCCAAATAGCATAGTCAAATATTTCTTCATTTTGCATTGCAAAGAATTCGCGCTTATTACGCAGGCCACAGTAAATGTCATTTTCTGAAAATAGATTACGACCAAGTCGTGCTAGATCATCTTTGCAATAGTTGTGAATCATATTATACCATTCAGTGCGATGATGATGTCGATCTTTAAAACATTCTTCTTCATCAGCATAACCGTACTTGTCTTTTAAGTCATTAAAAATAAAAAGTTCCGAACAAAATTTAGAACTAGACTGAAACGTGTATCCGTAATCTTGTAGTACTTCGCACACAGTGTCTTTACCATGACGGCCGTGACCGACAATTAGTAGTTTAGGTAACATACGATATCCTCTTTACATTGTTATTACAGTATATTACAGATAGCTGCAATTGTCAAGAATTTTTTATAACATAAAAACAACTTATTGGCACTAACAAATATTTTTCATTTTCAATTGTGTAATTATTAACTGCTTCTATAACTTGAGGGAAACATTTGACATTATAATCATCTCCACAAACTATAGGCACGTTTTTGAATGTGTTAAGCCAAGTAGATACTGCATTAAAACTGTGATCATCATCTAGATAAACTAGATCAAAATTATTTGTAAAATGATTGCTTTGCAACCAATCCTCTCCATTCATATGCCATATTGTTTTTATAATATCTTTATTTGGATGTTGTGATATCAATCCATCAAATATTTTTCTTTGAGTTAGATTTTTTGTTTTTCTAGCTTTTTCGTTTATATGTGGCCATTTTTTCAACCAGTTTTTTTTTCTTAAAGTATTACCTAATTGTAAAGAAAAATTATCTAAAATGTAGTAGTCTGTTGTTGCTGGCAATGCATCTAACCAAGCCCATGTACTACGTCCCCAACCGCATCCAATTTCTAAAACTCTTGGATTTTTAGGTAAATGTTCTGCTATATCTTTATACTTGTTATGTTGTTGAGTACTAGTCCAGCCTGGCACTTCGTCTGCTGTTTTTATGGTATGAAAATCATTCATTTTGTTAGCCAATTAAGAAGCCGTAGCCTGTGCCGCCCGGTACTGCCATGGACACTTCTGCTTCTAGTTTATCCATTTCAGTTTGTGCTTCGGCTTTAAGAGTATCGCCATTTAGTGTTGAGCCGCCTTGTGGACCTGCAATCGTAGCAAACTTTGAACGTGCTTCACCTAACATATATTTACAACTAGCAAGGGTATAGTCTTTAATCCACTGACTTGCAAGATAGTCGTTTAGTATTTCACTATCTGGGCGATAGTTATAACAGTAAAGTAAAAGTTCTTCTTCTGCTCTAGGACGCTGTAGAAGAGTAAGTTTTTTGCTCGTATTGTTCCATGTAAATTCAATAAATGAACCAAACATTCTACCTACTAGTTCTTGATGTTGTGAAAATAAATCGTATGTTGCTAATCCACCCATTTTACTGCTAGACAATAGATATGTATTTGTGTAAGCTAAATTGAACGGTTCAAACATACTGCCGCCGTCTCCGCCACCAGTTCTAGAACCTATTGATCTGCGAAATAGTTTACGTACTTCCATTATTTCGTTTGGTAGTACATATTCGTTTTGATCAACAACTGTTGTAAGGAATATATAGGATTCTTCAACACTATTATCACTACGTTGTCTAAAGCGGCTTAATGCTTTTTTAAGTGCAGTTTGGTAGTGGATAGGATCAAGTTCAACATCAACCATCCCACCACCTAGGAACGTATTAACGTAATCAAATATTTCTTGCTTTTGTGTTGCTAATTCTGCCATTGAAGTTCTCCGTATAGTATTTATCGCTAGCGATAAATATGTATAACGGATAGGAGAAAAAGTTATTCCACGTCTTAGCTTATACAAACCAGAACGCGGCAATGATTATCATTTTTTGGACAAGCAGATCCAAGAAATGTTTACTATTGGCGGAACTGATGTAAACATACACAAATATTTAGGACCCAACAATCCTTCTGACGACGACCGTAGTGCTGTACAGCCAGAATATGATGCTGTTGCAGAAACTAATATACAAGATTTGTTATTCCTTGAAAATCGTGACAGAAAGTACGATCCTGATATTTACAACACTAGGTGCATATATAATGTACAAGATATTGATTTTGACCTAAGTCAATTTGGTTTATTCCTTAGTAACGATACACTTTTTATGACTGTACATATTACTAGCATTGTAAAGACTTTAGGCAGAAAACCTATTAGTGGGGATGTTATCGAACTGCCGCACCTTAAAGACGAGTATGCACTAAATGATTATAGTGTTGCGCTTAAACGCTTTTATGTTATAGAAGATATTAATCGTGCAGCGGAGGGATTTTCACAAACATGGTATCCACACTTATATCGCTTAAAATTGAAGCAAATATATGACGGACAGGAATACGCTGAAATACTCGATTTACCTGCAGAAGAAGGTAGTGATAATACGTTACGCGATGTATTAAGTACCTACGAAAAAGAAATGCAGATTAACAATGCAGTAGTAGCACAAGCAGAAGCAGACTCCCCAAAGTCAGGTTATGACATAAGTCATTATTACACTATTGCTACTAATGAGGACGGTAGTGTTGCACTTAGAACAGCAGATACTGATGAATTAGATGCTTCTAATATTAATACAAATGCAGACGAAGTTACCGATAGACCAGACAGAGAAGGTTATACTGGATATCTAGTTGGCACTGGAGATGCTGCTCCAAATGGTGCGCCTTTTGGTTTTGGTATATCTTTTCCTATTGATAATCAAGAAGGTGATTACTTTTTGAGGACAGACTTTCTTCCAAACAGAATGTTCAAATATGACGGCACTCGTTGGGTCAAAATGAACCAAGATATTAGAATGACTTTAAGTAATACATTAGAACGTCAAACTTATAAAACACAATTTATTAATAATACAAATACTAATGATATAGACGGAGAAATAGTCGAAGAAAGACAGAGTCTTTCTAAAGCACTTCGACCAAAGGCGGATAATACTTAATGCTACACTTTTACGACGGCCAAATTAGAAGATACACTACTCAAATGATGCGCATATTGAGTAATTTTCCTGTCAAAGATGGCAAGGGAAAAACAAAAGATGTTCCTGTTACGTATGGCGATTTGACTCGACAAGTAGCAAACATTATAAGAGAAAATTCAGAAAATAAGTTACCTAGTACACCTAGGATAGCAGTATATGTTACAGGTTTAGAATTAGATAGAGATAGGTTAACTGATGCAACATATACACGTAAAGTGAATATACGCGAACGTGCATATGACGAAGAAAATAAAGAATATTTAAACTATCAAGGCAAAAACTATACAGTTGAAAGATTAATACCTACACCTTATATGATGCGTGTAAATGCAGATATCTGGGCATCAAATACTGATCAAAAATTACAAATTCTTGAACAAATACTTGTGTTGTTTAATCCAAGTTTAGAAATGCAAACTACTGACAACTTTATTGATTGGACTAGTATTACTGTTGTAAATTTAGAAAATGTACAGTGGTCAAATAGAAGTGTACCAGTAGGTGTTGATAGCGAAATTGATATTTCTACTCTAACTTTTTCTATACCGATATACATTAGTCCTCCGACCAAAGTTAAGAAAATGGGTGTTATTACAAATATTATTACAAGCATGTTTGACGAACAAAGAGGAACAATAGAGGACGGCGTAAGTGCGCCAGAAAACAATGCATATACAGACTTTTTGCCAGGCATGTCCGGAGACGATACAAACAGAAAAGCACAGACTTCTATAGCATCAGAAATGGCTAATGTTAATTATAGACAGTACGGAGTGTATCTAACTTCAGGTACTGCACAATTATATGGCAACGGCAGTATAGGTAAAAATTGGCAAGAAATTTTTGAAGTATTGCCAAACACTTATCAAACCGACGTAAGTAGGATTTATCTTACAAATTCAGAAAATAACAGTACTATAACTGGAACCTTTGCAATTAATCCGTTTGATGATAAAAAAATAGAAATTAATTTTGATACTGATAGTTTCCCTTCAGACACTATTATACAAGGTAGAACTACAATAGACTATATTATCGATCCTGGTGGATTTAATCCAACCGATATTAAAGTTGCAGGATTACGACTTTTATTGTTAGATGCAATAGGAACAGATTTGTCTAATGTAGGTGCAAGTGCTTGGAAAAATTCAAACAATACCAACTTAGTAGCAGATATAAATGATATAATAGAATGGGATGGAAACAATTGGAGTATTGTTTTTGATGCAAGCGAAACAACTACTACTACCTATACAACAAATTTAAATACTAGTGTGCAATATAGATTTGCTAACGGAGAATGGTTGTTAAGTATCGACGGTGAATATCCAATTGGAACATGGAGAATAGATCTAGCTGGATAATTATTAGTATGACAAAAATTACTTGTAGCGGTGCATTATTCTACACACTAGATACTAATAGATTTCTTTTTTTACACAGAGTCAACGGTAAACGTAACAACATGTGGGGGCTTGTAGGAGGTACTAACGAGGGCAAAGAAACACCTTGGGAAGGCCTACAAAGAGAAATTTCAGAAGAAATTGGTAGTATGCCTGATATTAGAAAGAC